CCGTAATATCAAAATCGATATAGTAACCTTGTCCAATTTCACCTTCAAAGAATCTATTGAACGCATCACGAATTAAAACTAATTCAGGAAGTACTACTTGAGTAAGCATTTCCTTTTTAGCCTCTTTCATGTTATTGTAAGTCTTGTTATCAGGATCGTTAAATAGTGCAGAGTTAACTCCGTACACATTACACAACTCACGAAGTGTAATCTTCTCTGATTCTAACAACTGAAGGTCAACAGGAGATAATCCCATATTCACCCAACCCAATTTAGCACCTGCAATTAAAATCTTACCAGCATTTTGAATAATGCCTCCTTGCGTTTTAGTTCCGTACTGATTGTAGAAATCTTCTTTTAACTTACCAGCTTGTTCAGGGCCGAAATCATTTGACTCATCTGCATACAAGATACCTTTAGGCCCTTGATTCTGCAACATACCTACAGAGGTATCCTTAGCATCGTTACTGCGTTGAACAGTTCTGTAAGCAGCTTGTAAAGGCGATAATCCATATAATTGTTGTCCATTAGTGTTGAAGTAGGGGTTGAAGTATTTTAAGTGGATTACATCTTTAGCATCCAACTGATCCCACCCAACTAATGTGAAAGAGTAGCCTTCAACCCCATTGATAGTACCATCGCTAATGATAGCGACATATTGGGATGGGAGAGTAACAAGTTCAGCAACTTTACCACTAGCTAATCTATTAGCCCATATGTAAGAGTTACCTGTAATAAGTTTATAACCAATGATATTCTCGATAAACTCAGAGAATGATTGGTATGGATTCGGTCTTTCTAATAATTTGTTTAGCGGACTATCAGCAATCTCATCAACTGCTTTAATCCTTACTAACTCCGCACGAGCAATATCTGCTCCGCTTGATGCGTTAGCCATCATAGATTTATAAGTGTTCAAGTCTTTCTTGCTCTTAACCTTATAAACATAGAATGGAACTGTAGAGATTGTTTTTGAGATACGCTTGATGATAGAATAGACTTCGCTATTGTTATCGTAATCCTGTACGAACTTGGCATAGTCTAAATTTGGGTAAAGCGTTCTACCGCCTATTAAACCACCAAAATCACCAAATGGGTTATTAAGGTTCGTATTTTTTCTAGGGGCTGCCTTTTGTTTAAAAGGATTAACCGCACTTAGTATGTCCGTTAACTTCACTATATGATATTTTTACAAAAGTAACAAATTTTTAACCTAATTCACATTGCTCCGCAATCTAAACCACCCATCCTCTCTTTGCTTTCGCATATTTTGAGTATATGGCATAACGCATAGCATCCATCAAGTGGTCACGAAACTTAACAGGCTCATCCATTGTATTGCCATCATGATCCGTTTTCCATTTATAGTTTTTAATCTCATCTAACAAATCTAAGGATTCTGATTTTATAAATAGCGGAAATGATTTAACCTTATTAATTCCTGCGAACACATCTTTAGTAGCAGACTTTAAATTAAACCCTGCTTTATTAACCTCGGCTATTGTTTTAGGTTCGGCAGCATCTGCGAATATCTCATCTCTACGAGATAGCCCCATAGACTTTAAGCGGTCTATTAGGAGTGAGGTTGACATCTTGGTATCATATATCAGTTGCTCGACATAAATGTCACCATCAAAGTTCTTGCACCTTACAAGGGCAGTCTGGTTGTTATAACCAAAGTCAAGTCCATAGAAAACATCTCCACCCTCTGGAAAGTTCCTTCTTCTTCTCCAATGGCTATAAATCGTAGCTTCACTAATGGCTCTTTCGCCTAATCCATAAACTCTCCAGTATTCGTGGTCAGCATCCTTTAATCTTTCAATCTCCGCTATAATGGTTTTATCTAAAAAAGGATTATCCTTATAAGTCGTGATGGTAAAGTCCGTATCTTCCCTAGGAATGACCTTATCATAAATCCAAGAGTAATAATCGGAAGGATTATAATCAAGTACGATTTTATCCGTAGTTCTTAGGGCTAACTGCATCCAAGATTCGTAGTTAACCTCGTTTGCCTCGTTAATAAACAGATAGTGCCTTTTACGACCTCTAATCTTCTGCGGTTGGTCTGTAGATACAAACTCTACCGTATTGCCATTAAGGAAGTATAAATTCTCTGATTTGTTGTGCTTCTCCTCCGAGTAGAGTTTATACTTCGATAGTATCTCAATAAAATCTCTCATAACCGATCCCTTGATACTTGGTAGGGATGAACGGCAAATTGTTAGGGTTTTACCTCTTTCTTGCAAAAGCTTAACTATAAACCAGGTAAGCACATTGTAAGTCTTTCCTGACCTCGTACCTCCTTGCATAACAGAGATTCTCTTCTTTGAGTTGTTTAGTACCTCAAAGACAACATTGGTGGTTACTTCCATGGAAATAAATTAAAAATTTTGGTTTGCTCAAGTCAAAGCTAATACTTTTCGTTTTATAGTAGAGGATACCCACCATAAAATCCGTTTTATGACACATATGATGGTGATATGCGTCATTAATGACCATTTATGAATCATATTTGAGCCGTTTATCAATCATTTACGGCTCATTGAGTAAAATTACTCAGTCGATTGAGTAAAGTAAAATAGTAAAGGTATTGTTTTGGGTTATCCAAAAGATATGTCTTGTATTCTACCTTTACTTTGGTTATCTAATTGACCAAACGAACAATCATAATCTGATAATTCTCTTGAATATAACACATGTGTATCTCTTCCTAATTCTTTTTCTATAAGTATAAAATTTTCTATGGATGTCATTTCACCAAAAATAGTTTCATACTTCCCATCTCTTAAAATTGTTAAATGATATGGTTTCATAGGTTATTTGTTTTTATTTCTTTTATAATAATTTCTTAATCTTTCAGTTAACATACCACTTGTGTATGCAAGCATTAAAAATATAACTGTCATAGGTTATTTGTTTTGGTTAATTTAATATTCCCATTTGGGATTGACGATTTAATAAATGGGGCATCACTATTATAAATTTCATTATAATAAAGTTCACCTTCTTCATATACATTTTCCTTATAGTTATTTTGACCATAACGAACTGCTGCTATTACCTGCTCTTTTTCTTTTTCAAGAGAATTGGTCGCACTTCCTTCAAGGATGATTAAACAATCCTTAAATGCACTACCAAGTGGTGCTTTTTCTTTCCAATATTGTATTTCTTCAATTAATTCTTGCATTGCTGTTTTCATAGGTTTATTTGTTTTGGTTTAATAATGTAAAATTGATTTAATTTAATTAATTAATGTTAAGTATAAGTACTTAATTTAAAATATTTATAATTGGAATTATATTTCTAATTTTGTTAGATATTTGTGTTTATTAAAGTAAATATCTAATTATTAGAATTATATTTCTAATTTCTTATAATTGTTTATTAAAGTGCATCATTAAAGAATACTTTTTGCACTGTTGCCGCATAGTCTCCTCATCAATTAGCATATCATCAGGCTTCTTTGATTGTGCTAAAAATACTGCCCTTACTTTGGCTTTAATCATTTCCCCTTGTTCCTTTGATATTTTAATTTGTTTTCGCTTCCATAGGTAGTCAAATACTTGATGGTTTAAGAACTTCCAATTCTTTTGCTCGGATTTGTTCCAATAATCTTGCTCATCTTTAATTGCTTGTTCCTCATCTATCTGCATAGGTAATTGTTTTATTTCTTCTTGTGGTTGTATTTTGTTTCTAACCTGTACTGCTATCTTTTTATAGGCAGACATTACCTCACCGATTAATTTGGGGTTAAATATGATATGTTTTTCAATTGATAGCTTATCTGCTGCCATCATTTCAAATGCGGTTTTTAATTCCTTTAGTTTAAATATTCCGTAGTTATCCATCACAAAATCAACTATAAAATCAAAATCCCCCATTGCTGGTGCTTGTGTTCCGCTTAATTGTAAACAGGTTTTAAGTACCTCTTTTACTTCTATTCTTGAGCATTTTGCAATAGACATTGAATTGATTGCCTCATAAATTTTAACTTCGTATTTATCAGTTAATTTACAAGCTATTTCTTCTTTCAGCTTCACGCTCGGCATAAGAGAGTTGCTGATTTGTATTAATTCGTTTTGCATTTGGGTTAAAGTTTATATCTATAAATTTATTATTTGCCATATCATCAGCCATCCAATTTTTAGCGGTTGCTATCCAGTCTATTTTTTTATTGTTTTTAGAATCAGACCAATTCTTAACTTTCTCGTAGTAAAAATTAAAGTTAGCAGATTCGTATTGAGTTCCATTGAAAGCTGCACTAAAAACTTCTATATCATTATAAATACTATCCCTAAAAAGTATGGGTATCTCCTTTACTTTATTTACTTTCCTTTCCTTTATTTCCTTTCCTTTACTTTCCTTTATAGCATTGCCTTCGCATTGCGATTGCATTGCGTTCGCATTAGTCCACCTCTTATGTGCTGATTCTCTTGCCTTTACGCTTTTACTATCTCGTTCATCTATTCTTTTTTGTACTGATAAACTGCCAAATGTATCTGCTTCAAATACAAATAAATCAAAGTCTTTTATAATACTTTCTATTAATGAAACATCCACTCTAAAATCATACGCAATGCCTTCGTAATCCGTTCGCAATGCGTTCGCATTATTGTATAAATCTTCTATGATTGCCCAAAACAAACCATAGCCAATAAATCCGTGTTTTCGTAGAAGGAATTTAATCTTTTCATCATTCCGACTATTGTAGTCGTGTGAAAAGTAAAATGTGTCTTTTGACATAAAATAAAAAAGCCCTCGGAATTGCTGGTAGTAAGAGTACCAACGCATCTTCGGGCAATGAGTTTTGAATAGAATCTCTTACATTCTTTTACAAAGATAACATAATTTACCTAAAAAGGCAAATCTTCAGCATCTTCTAATTCTTGTTTATTTTGGGCAAACTCTTTTTTAGCTTCCCAAACATACTCCTTACCATTTCCGCAATATTCCTTTTTGGCTTTTTCTGCCCTTTCAGTTGCAGTTTGTCCGTTATAAACAGTGTGGGTATTTTCAAACTTGTCCAATTCTTTGCGTTTCTCTACTACAATAGTAGCGTAGGAATTTCCGTTTTTGTGAGCAGTAAATTTGATGTCCTCTTTTTTGATGTTTAATACAATCATTTTATTTGTTTTGGTGTTTATTAATTTGTTATTGTTCAATTTGATTTTCGGTTTGCCTGTCAGCTTCTAGTTCATCTTCATCTAAATTTTCCCAGTCGCAATGCTCGTGGCATTCAGGACAAAGGTCATAGGTTATTTCGCTTTCATAACCGCAGCAAGTGTTAATTAGCATAGTTTTCAAAGTTTTCGCTAAAATCACTCATTCGCATAAATGGTTTTGGCTGGGTTAGTAATTGGGTTAACATTTCAGGGTAGTGTTTTGCCTTGTATTCCTTTAGTTTGGCTTTTGCTTTTTTGATTTCGGTTAGATATTCATTTTTCCAAAATCTATGGCAAGATTCAAATTTCCACTCATAATAGCTAACATTATCCCTTAATTTTTCAAGTTTAGCATCTATCATAAAGTTGATTGTTTGGTTTTAAATATTTCTTTTAATTCAGGGCTATTATCCACTAAATTCATATTGTATGAATATAGCGTTTTAAGTTCCGTTTTTGATACGCAAAGGTCAACGGCTAACTCTACATCCAATTCCGTAAGATGTGCCTTTAAATAGGCTGATTCATCTGCTTGTTGCATTTCCTCGCTAGTGTATATCCCACTCAAGTCTTGTGGGTATGCTTTTCTCAAAGCTAATGCCTCTGCAACCTTACCTAACATTATATGCGGTTTTGCCCATAAGCCCATCGGTTTGCCATCCTTATCAAATTGGCAATACTCTGCTAAATAAGCAACTCCAACGGATGCCTCAAAGCGAATGTCATTGTGGAATCTAAATACTGAAATCTTGCAGGAAATTAAATTGCCATTCTCGTAAGTAAATAATGGCTCGGATTGTCCACCATAAGTTCCTGACCTTTCCGCTATCACACGGAAACCATCAATGGATGTTTGAATGGTCATTCTTTTACCGCCTTTACTCCAGCGGTGAATACAATAAATCTGCCTTGAAAGTGCATCAAGTCCTGTACGTTGGCATTGATACAAAAATAATTTAAGTTCCTCTTGGGTTGCTTCAGGTGCAATTTGCGACCTGATTAACTCAATTTGCTCCTTTGTGTAAAGGATTTTGTTTGATTGTTTTTCTACTTGGTTGTTCATAACTAATGGTTTAGGATGTGAAATTAATACTTTATTTGTTAATAAAGCAAATTAAAGTAAAATATTTATGTTAATAAGGTCTTTTTCTAGGGAATCATCGTAAGGGTGGGTAATGTCGTTTTGGATGCAAGTAATTGAATGAATAACAGTTGTATGGTCTCTATTCAATACATCCCCAATGTCGCTTAATACCATTCTTGCCTTTGTCCTTAAAAGGAACATTATCACTTGTCTAGGCTTTACAATTTTACGCTTTCGGCATTTGCCTTTAATATCTTCAATTGATATTCCGTAATAATTGCTAACTGTTTTTAAAATATCACTAGCCAATTGTTCCTTTTCGCTCTTTGTCAGCCGCTGCTTGAGTACGCTGGGTACTATCCAATAATTCATTTAGTTCTAATTTAAGTTTGGTAATTTGTTTTCTTAACATCTCGTTCTCTAGTTCCAAGATGTATATTTCTCGCATCATATTGCTTTTAGTATTGTCTATGTAACTCATAATGCC